GTTCTTTATCGAGAGCTATAAATGTGTATTTTTTAAAAGGCAGTCTGTAGTCCTCAGATGAAGCTAGTTTTTCAATTAATTTCCACCACCAGGCATATGAAATAACCCCAAACTCTGACTCCATTGCCACGATTTTAGGATCATTGCTCGCATTAACATCGTGGCTGAAGTAATATACATCCTTGGCCATTCATCATTCCTCATCTACAAATAAATTGTCCTGGGCTCGACGTCCCATAATAAATTTCACGCATTCATCGATTAAGTCTTGAACAGAGATAGCGAATGTAGAGTCTGCATACTCAACATTTAACCAATCTGTTTTGAATTTGAACTCGTTAGGAGTGTTCATATCAGACACGATACCTTCAACACCAACCTGGTGAATAAGACCTTCAATGTCGCCATACTTAAATTTGAATGTGTTTACCAAAAATGGAATTTTAAATTCTTCCAGAAATTCGAAGTTCTTCTTCACAATAGACTGCAGTTTACTAAATGCTTGCAGAAGTTCAGGTCGTGGGTCATCTTTAGATTTAATGGTAAAGGCATCTGTCAGACCAGTAGCAGATGGTTTCTGATAGGCAATACTAATATCGTTATCTTTAATTTGAATTGATTTAATGATCATAGGGGACTCCTTTCTTGTTCTACGATTACTAATTTGCCAGTAGCAGCTTGAACAGCTTGTTTAAATATTTCTGCATCTGAGTTGCTGTCAGATAAATGTAGTAGCCGTATGTCTTGACACTTAGTTAGGTCCATCGATTTGAGGAATTTAATAACGTTTTCTAGTGAAAAGTGAGATTGAATTAACCGTTCCATTCGCTTTTCATCTAAATAACCAGCTTCTACTTGTTGATTTAGGATTTCATAGGAATGATTACATTCAACCATGATATGATCAACATCTTTGAACGTATATCGGCAGTAATAGGTGTCGGTAATATATAAGAGTTTCTCTTCACCGTCAGAAATTAAGAATCCAACATTCTGAACATCGTGTTCTAGTTCAAATGGCAATATAGTAAAATTACCTATCGTAAATTGAACTTTAGGTGTAATGTAAATAGCTTTATGATTACCTGCTACATATAACGCATCTGCAGTATCTTTTAACATGTATACACGATGGCCAAGCCTTAATAAATCGTGGACAGCTTTGCTATGATCTCCGTGTTCATGAGTGACTAATACCCCACATAGATGCAGAAAGTTAAATCGACAATACCGTTGAATTTCTTTGAAGGATAACCCTGCATCCAGTAGCAGTTCATCACCATTGGTTGAAGTTTTGATTCGGTAGCAATTCCCTTTGGAGCTACTACCGAATGCTTGAATGCTAATCACAATTAATCACCAAACATATTAACTGCTTCGCCAGTTTCAGGATTAACAAACTCATTGGCAGGACTAGGTTCTATGTCAATGGCTTCAGAATTTGCATTATTAGCAATGGTTTCTGCCACATCTGATTGAACATCGATAGTTTCACCTTCAAAATCAGGGGTGAGTTCGCCATTATTATCACGAATGACGGCGCCATCTACAGAGATTGCATTAGCCATGCTCTGCATTTCTACTGATAGAATGCCATATTTACTTAACAAACGTTTGAGTACCGTTTTGATAGCCATTGCGTCAAAGTCAGTTTTCCAAAGGCCAAAACCCTTTTTGTATGTTTGAGAATACTTTATAGCGTGTGCTTCAGCGTCTTCTTTAGACATATATAAATACTTTTCAAAACCATTAATTAGTTTGAAATAAGCGATGTAGCCAACTACATTATCACCAGTTCGCTCACCCAATTCGAATTCGCCTGTAAGTTTATTATGGTGTTTAATTTCGCCTTCATAGATTTCACTAGCATTAATGGTCTTATATTGACCTGTGCGCATGGCCAACTGGATATACCCTTTGTAACCCATTTGAAATTGAGCTTCATTAATTTTCTTTTTGCTGTTGTAGAAAGGAACAATATAGGCAAACCCCAAGTTTTGATTAATTGGAAGATCTAAAGTGGCTGCCATTACACCTGCAGTAATAACTGTAGTAGGGTCTGCTTTCGATAAAAGTTCATTATTATTAGATACAGAAATCAAGCTAGACACAAAGGCCGCTGATTTTTTACCTAAGATTTCATTAAAACGTTTTTTTACCGACTCACTAGACACCATAGTTTTAAGCGATGGTGTTTGAGTTTGTGCTTTTGTTACTTCGCCCATTATGTACCTCCTATGCCACGTTTTCGCATACAGCGTGGATATCTAATTTAGATAAAATATTATGAATTTCTAAACGGCCCTTTTGAGTCCATTTAGTTGTGATTTTAGAGTCTAAGCGACCATCGCTTCTGCAGAATGTAAAGGTTTCGGATTTAGTGAAACCTTTAGCCATATGTTGCTTGTACAGAATCCATTGATCACCGACCTTACGTTGTAGACCAGCTTCATGTAAGATTTTATTTAATTCTTGAGCGCTCATACCGTAGTCAGCGGCAATCTGAGTGATAGTCAAGCAGGATTTACTAGATAAGATTTTATCTACATAATCTTTTACTGGTTTAAATTCAGCAATCTGCTGCTCCTGTTGGGCCACGATAGCTTTAGTAGCATTGTGTAACTCAACTTCATTAGCATAGGCTCTAAGGGCTTCAGGCAATGTCTGCGGAATCACCATAGAATAAGAACCTGTTTTTCTAATAGCTGGGATTACATCATGCGTAATCCAACGCTTGAATTCTTTGGCTTCAGGTTTTCGACTTGAAAGCACTAGGTTATATAGTCCGTATTCGTTAATAGCAGCAATATCTTGTTTTCCTCCAGGGGTGTCCAGTTTAACCGACCCCCTTTCATCAGAATCTAGTCGACTG